TTCACGTTTCCAACTGTCGTGATATTCATTACTTTGTCATCTGTATATAATTTTAGTCATCTGTCAACCAACTGTGAGAGTTCAACTTATGCTCAGGAGTCTTTGTTCTCTTCCAAGCTCGTTGAATTTTAATCGCAGCCTCGCGGTTACGGTTGGTAGCTAGACTAGATAGGTTAACTAACTGATCAATTTTATTTTTTATTTTTTTATCAAGTTCTTTACGTTTACTTATATAATTAAAGAAGGGTTTTGGTTGAGGCATTCTTATTTTGTAATAATATTTTTATCACATATACTATTTGAGATATTTTATAGCTGACCCAATACTCGAATAAATACATTTCCCAAATATGAGCTCCCCTGTTGTAGGGTTATAGTACCCATTCTTACCATTTAAGGTTGCTCTGTGTAAATCACCCATATAAAAAATACAATATTATAATATGTAAGGAGTGATGAGTCTCTCAATTATTATGGGAAATATGTTTTCAGGTAAAACATCAGAACTGATACGAAGACTTAAGCGTCTGAAAGTGACTGATAAGAATATAATCGTTGTGAATTCAGCAAAGGATACGCGTTCACCTGATGAAGTTCTAAAAACGCACGATAACGTACACTTTGATTGTCACAAAGTGCATGATCTTTTTAGTCTCATAGAACGACCAGCGTTTCAGATTGCGGACATCGTAGCGATCGATGAGGGACAATTCTTCCCAAGACTGAAAAAATTTGTAGAGTATTGTCTCCTTGAAAATAAAAGTGTCATCCTCGCCGGTCTCGATGCGGATTCATTCCAGAGAAAGTTTGGAGAACTCATCGACTGTATCCCACTCGCATGTGATGTTACGAAATTGTCGGCACTTTGTATGATGTGCAGTAATGGAAATGTGGGACCATTTACGAAACGAACCGTACCCGATCTAAAACTGGAATTAATTGGAGGGAGTGATATGTATAAAGCAGTTTGTAGAAAACACCTCGATTCAAATTAAAACTTAAACCCTAAAACTCTCTTCTGTTTATTCGTTGAATGAGAAGGTACTGGTATACACAAACCACTATCTACCCATTTATCGCCATCATGAGCAGACCATCGAACTCCAAATTTATCGAGTGTTTTTCTACATAGTACACACGGTAAAGATATCCCGTCACCATAAATGGTTTTTCTCGTTATAATCAATTGACCGTATTTTCGATGAAGCCATTGAGTGAATTGATGTGGTTTATTACCACTTTTCATACACCTCGTATATAGTGTGCGAAGAAGTCTTCGCTCAGAACAGCATATGTTATCGCTCACGACACCTGGACCCTTGGACATGTAGCTGGTGACCGTACAATATTTCATTTAATTTCTCAGTCTACTACAAATGTTACTCACTATTCCCCAGACTATTATGGTTGCGATCCTTATACTGATTCTTGTCACGACAAAGAACTTGGGTAACCGACCGGCTATTGTCTTGGCCGTCGCGATGACTCTTCTTCATATGTATGATCACATTTTCCTACTTAAGCGTGGAAAGGAGAAAAAATTGGTTGAAAACTATTGCAGTGCCTGCAACGGTGCATAAAATTATTTTATTTCCTTTATATAAATGTACAGACGTTCCGAAAAATACCAGGTCGAACCTGAAGTGATCGTCGACAAGATCAAGACCCTCATGGTCGTCCCCAAGATGCCATTCGGTCTTACCGTGTTCCAAATTGTCCAGGTTCTCATGCTTGCGTACATCATCCTCAAACAGAATAAACTTGTCTAATTATAGTAATGAAGGTCAGACTCATCAAGAGTCCCAACCCCCAAAAGAAGTTCAGGGCGATCCTCCAAGATGGTCGTGAAGTTGACTTTGGTGGTCGAGGCTATTCTGATTACACGATCCACAAGGATCCTACACGAATGCGTTTATATGTTCAACGACATGGAGGGAATGTACCAGTCGGTGATCAAAGTGTTCATAAACGAATGTTAAATGTCACACGAAGTGATAAAGAGAAATGGAGTAGCAATGGTATTGCGACTCCAGGGTTTTGGTCGAGATGGTTACTTTGGAGTCAACCCTCTTTACCGTTGGCGAAGAAGTACATCACGAAACGATTTGGTGTTAGTTTTTACTAATACCACGACGTTTAAGATTTGCCTTTAATTCGGCGATGAGTTTTTGACGCACATTCGTCTGAACCTTTCTAGGTGGAGGTGGAGGTGGGGCAGGGACCCTTCGGTTTTTAGTCACGTTTAACAGAGATTTACACATACCTAATGTCTGTTTGGCGTCATTCACACGATTCATCATATCACGTCTAACTTTTTTTCGAAGTTCTTGTGACGTAAGACGAACACGTTTACCCTTAACATCTTTCGTAATGCGTTGTCCAGAAGATTTAACTCGCTTCTTAAGTTCCTGATAGTCCATATATCATTTATAAAGAAAATAAACGATATACATCTATGTCGTATACCGACGATTTAAAAGAAACGAATCGTCTCATAAGAGAAGTAGTGTTACCGGAAATTGTAAATATTCGAGGTGAACTCGAAGAACTACGTCGTCACACATGGCCCTACGTACAGTCACAAAAAGAAAATAACCAAATGGGTGACATTCAAGCAAAGCGACGTTTTCTACAATACTTGAATGACGATGATGTGTTACATTTATTGAAAATCAAGGCATTCCTATCAAAATCTGGATCAGACCTGATCATGAGAGAATTCGACCTCATTAGAAATAGTTATCCGTCCGGTACGTCTTCACAATGAAGGGTGTATCCTTTCCATAGACAGACACACTCTCACCACCGTAAAGTTCGGGACATCCGATATCCTCTGTACATTCACGACCATCGATGGTTACGGGGATGGGGTAGATTTGATCACCCTGTGTGGTTGTGTGATAATGATACCGATCACGGCGATTACGCACTTCACGACCGTACAGGGGTAAAGTCTCACCCGTTTCATTCGTGAGAATACCGATCTGCTGGAAGCGTCCGGGCTTGTACTTCTTAATTGGGGGACCACGGTACTCTGGTACTTGGGGTGACATCTGAACGGGGACGAAGCGATCGACGGGAACTTCGACTTCGACTTCGACTGGGTTCTTCACCATAGCATATATCATGATGACGGGAATCGAAAGGAGAACCAGTGAGTTGATGAGCTTATAGTTAATCTTCATCTTTATATTAAGCCATGAAATTATTAGGGGTCGATATTGGATATACGAATATGGGATTAGTAATGGCAACATGTGATGGGCCTCAGATCAATATCGATTATATAAAGAAAATTGACCTGGGTGAATATAAGTATAAAGGAAAATCCAACGATACTGCCGTGATCATTTCTTTATTTATAGAAGACTATGCGTTTTTATTTAAAGAGGCTGATGTCATACTTATTGAACGTCAACCACCTGCTGGTATGACAAATATTGAAAGTCTCTTACACTATATATTTATGGATAAGGTTGTATTAATATCCCCTCATAGTGTCCATAGACATTTCGGTATGCGTCATCTAGACTACGAACAACGGAAAGAAAGGAGTGTGGCTATCGCGTCTAAATACATAAAGGATATACCATACGAGCGTCAGCACGATATAGCAGATGCGTTATGTATGATCATACATTACAATTTTAAGATGGGTGTTCATTCATTTGATTCGTTTAGGTTTACTAAAATGTGAGTGATAGAACGAATAATGGATTCGAGTTCAAAGCGAGGATCAGGTTGAGACTTGAGATATTCGATATTGAATTCAGTCGTCTCAGTCCTCTCGAGTTCAGTTAATAGATTCTCGTATCGCTCTTCATCCTTCTCGAAACGTTCCTTCAGTTTTTCAGCCTTATCTTCGAGAAGTTCAACCTGTTCAGGGTATAGGTCGAGCTTTACTTGGTTGATGTGTTCTTCATCATCCTCGTCGACGTCTTCGAGCTTTTCATGAAGCTCGTCGATTCGAGTATGAATCTTTTCAATCTCGTTGACGTAGTTCTCTTTGTTGATAATCCTGGAATTTCTGATTGCCTCCATATATTTATATAAGGTGATTACCTTTTAAGTCCCATTATCGAGTGTATACGTCCAAGTCGAACTTGTACAAGCATCCATAAGGCAAATGCAGATAGTTTTATCAGGCGTCCAGAGGCGTCGTCTGATACGTTGTACACGGGATCTAATACACGTGACATGAAAGTATCAGCCTTCTCCTGACCTGTAAAATATATTTCGAGTTGTGTTAAACAACATGTGTCATCATTCGTGATCCAGTGGAAGAATACGAACGGTATAAACAGGGAGTACATCTCGAGCCAACGAACATCCTTCACGAACACCGGCACAACGACACCAGCGATTAGAATTATCAGGTGAATGAAGAAGATAATGTTCATATATAATAGACGATGAAAAAAGCATGGAACGACCAACATGAAAATATTTTACGTCAATGGGGTGAGGCTTCTGCCTGTTACAGGTTCATGAACCATCGAGCCTATTTGATGTATAAGACTCTGTCCATGCGTTTTACCCTACCCGTTATTGTATTATCAACCGTCACGGGTACAGCGAATTTCGCACAAAGTTCGTTCCCAGAAAGTATACAGGGTGGTGTACCCGCAGTTATTGGTGGTATGAACCTCATAGCCGGTCTCATAGCAACAATCATGCAATTCCTGAAAATTAACGAACTCATGGAAAATCATAGGACAGCAGCGTTAGCGTATGGCCTATTATCTCGTAATATTCGCTTGACGTTAGCCCTCCCAAGGGAAGAAAGAAAGAAGGATGGTCTGAAATTTGTGGAAGAGTGTAAGGGTGAGTACGATAGGTTGATTGAACAATCACCCTGTGTACCAATTCGTATCATTAAAGATTTTGAAGCGAATTACCCGGATGATGAAACAGACTTTGTTAAACCCGAAATCTTGGATGTTAGACCTATACATATAATAGCAGCCATCACGGAAGATACCCCATTTTCTAAAGTGGGTAAATTTTTCCAGTCAGAGGAAGGGAGTCATGCAGGATCGATAGACGTCGAACGAGGTGAATCACGAGAATAAACAAGATGACGTTGAAGATGAGGATACATGTCGCATATGGAAGTATTTTCCTTTTTAAAGGTTCGACGACACGTTTATGTAGTGCGTCATTTTCCAGCACCAAATCTATCGCCTGATTAGTAAGATCATCAATGGATCGCTTCATTAAAATTACAACACAAAAAAAGAATCATGAAGGTGACACAGTGCATGTAAGAGCCTATGAACGGATGAAACAATTGGTCGCAGAGAATAAGAATATATTTCTTTGTGGACCGACTGGTATCGGTAAGTCACACCTCCTTCGACAGGTTGTCGATCTTGAAACATGTATAGATGTATATAAGAAAACGATGGTCGATTATCTCAGTGATACATATGTCTCTATAGTGATTGAAGACTACGATGCTGAACCAACTGTATACAAGAATATCATCGATCATGTCGTTGAACATGGTACCATTAATCAGAGATCTCTGATTGTCACGTCCATATCGGCATACCTATTACCCAACTTTGAGACCATATTCATAAAACCTCTCACAGTAGAACAACTGTTGAAAATTAATTCAAACCCCGGTGCATTCGATGCAGCGACAAAATCAAAGGGGTGTATTCGGAATTTTTTACATTATCTTGAAAACTACGATAACATCGACGACTTCAAACATCGAAAGAATACGTCAGAGATATCCTATGCACAGATGAACCATTTCCGTGGTTAGATGCGGTCGCTGAACATGGTCATATATGTGACACACTTCAGGAAAACTACATTGATTCAGAGGGTGCGGATATTACCCGTATTACCGACGCACTCTCCATTTCCGATATGATCGATACGAGTATCTATAATGGACAGTGGGCTTTACTTCCATATTACATCCATTCGGGTATACGAATTCCAAAGGCGTCGTTAGGAGTACCACTCGACCCCGAGAAAATCAGGTCAGGGAGTGCATGGACGAAATTCGGAAACTATAAAATGCGTTTTAAAAAATATAACGAAATACGGCGTAAATCAAAAAATCGTTTGAGTATCGAAGAAATGTGCCTGTTAAAGAGATATGCGGAACTTGGTAGATTTGATAGACTATTAGACTATGATATCACACCTCAAGATTTTGACGTGATTAACCACCTCGCAACAATAAGTAAGTTAAAACAAAGAGACGTCACAAATATAAAAAAGGGTCTCAAACATGCAATCGAAAGAAGAAAATGAAGAAGTTAATACGACCGTGAAAACGATCGGTAACGAAATTTCTTTTACGGTGAGATCACTCAGGAAAGTATTCTCGACTTTACAGAAAACTTCAAGAAGCTCGAGATTGATGTACTCAAAAGGGCTGCTGATATGTTCGGGTACGTTCCATCTGTCCGTGTACATATCATGAGCGAAGGTGGAGATCTATTCGCTGGTATAGCAGCTATGAATGTTATTGAAAAATCAAGAGTAAAAGTCATGACCATCGCACAGGGAAGTTGTTGTAGTGCGGCTACATTTATGCTACTAGGTGGGTCGGAAAGACGAATGGGACCGAATGCCCAAATATTGATCCATCAGATTTCAACTGGTGAGTTCTGGGGTAACTACCAAGAACTAAGAGATGAAGTAAAGTCCTGTACCAAACTAATGAAAGCCATCAAAGATATTTATATGAAAAAAACTAAAATTCCAGAGAATAAATTTAAAAAATTAATGAAGAAGGATATCTATCTTCCCTCGTCTAAATGCCTAAAATATAAGATCGTTCACGCGATTGACTAATGTCAACGTGTCTCTTGTATAAACCCACCATCACTAAACATATTACTACAATACAGGCTGTATTAAGACTAAAAGCGGGTTCATCTGGTAACCTAAGTCGTTCCATTCTACCATGATTGATAACTGGTAAATCGGACATCTATTTAAAACGTATATTTTATTATCGTACAATGGAACGCCTTATTAAAGAAGATAAAATCGTAATTAGAGATTACGAGTGATAGAATAGTATGGATGAAATTATAAACTATATCGGTCTAGTCAGTTCAATACTCATCACAATTATGTTCGTCC